GGCCGGCGCGATCCGTCACGGCATCTCCCGCGCACTGCTGACCCTGAACCCCGAGTACCGCGCTTCTCTGAAGGCTGCAGGTTTCCTGACCCGCGACCCCAGAATGAAGGAAAGAAAGAAGTACGGCTTGAAGGCAGCTCGCCGCGCACCCCAGTTCAGCAAGCGCTGATTTCCCAACACTTTTTCAAAAAACCCAAGAACCGCAACGGTTTTTGGGTTTTTTCTTTTAACCGAGTTTGACGGAACTTGACGGAAACAAACCGAAAAAATTGAGGTTCATTTGAGGTGCAAACGCCCTACGCCCACCTTTTGCGGTTCATTTTGAGGTTCATTCTGGTGCAGCATTATAGCGCATTTTTACAGCGAATAAAAAGAGGGCTGCCTACGGGATCATCACGATCACGCAGACAGCCCTTCTTTTGTGCTGCTCTAACGAAATGCGTTATTTTCTAACAAAAGACTGCGGAATTAGAATGAAATTGTTAGAATTAACCGCAAAGGAGCATGGCTATGATTAGGATTTTACTTTCCACCCGGCTTGGCGAGCGGAGGTGGACGCAAGCAGACCTTGCCAGGGCAACAGGTATCAGACCGTCAACGATAAACGATATGTACCATGAGATTGCCGAGCGTGTAAACCTGGAGCACCTTGACCTGATCTGTGAAGCATTGGACTGTGAGCTTTCAGATCTGATCGTCCGGGAGCCAAACAAAGACACCAGGACCAAGACACGAACTGGATCGCACATACATAGCAAGCGATAGACATACTCCGAGACCCGGATGCTCAATGCGTCCGGGTCTTTCCTTTTATGGGTTATTCGTTTGCATCAATAACGATGCGCTCACCGTTAGGCAAAATGAATGCCAGTTTGCAGCCGCAGAACTCAGCGATCCTTGCCAAGTCCTCGGCAGACCACCTCTCGTTCGAGAACTTGTTGCTCAAACTCTGCTTGCTGCTCATACCCAGGACTTCTTGGAGATCGGCCTGCTTCTTGTCGCATTCCGTCAGTAGCGTTTTGATTTTCTTGGAAATAGCCATATTCATCACCTCGATTGTACTATACACCATTTCCGTTTATCTGTCAATAAAATTATTTTACAATTTCACGAAATTATTTTACTTTTCCTATTGACAAGTACACGATAATCGTGTATAATATAGACAGAAAGGAGGTCAAAGCGGTGGAACAAATCAAAACCGAGGTTGATGAAATGACTTACACACAAACAATAATCACGGCGATCAAGATAATCGCAGAAAAGTCCGAAACCAAAGAAGAGTTCCTAAAAGAACTCGACCGACTACTAAAAGAAAAGCCCCAGTAAACCTCTCACAGTAAACTGGGGGCCGGGAGGGAACACCGCCCCTCCCGAGCACCCCCATTATAAGTCATAGCGGTGTCAAATGTCAAGGAGGAAACTTATAATGTTGATCAAGGAACAGAACTTCGGCGTAGAAATCGAATTAACCGGCATCACCCGTGAGCAAGCCGCTGGCATCATTGCCAACTACTTCGGCACTCGTAGCCGCTACCTCGGCAGCTACTACAAGACATGGGGCGCAACCGATCGGAAGAACCGGACTTGGAAAGCAATGTCCGACGCATCCATCAGAACTCAGCGCAAAGAGAACGGCCGAACCGTACACGCCAACAGCGACTATTCCTGTGAGATCGTTACTCCCATTCTCCAGTACGAAGATCTCGAAGATCTCCAGAACATCATCCGGGCACTCCGGGAAGCCGGTGCAATCTCCAATAGTTCCTGCGGCATTCATGTCCATGTCGATGGAAAGAACCACACCCCGGAAAGTCTGACCCGCCTGGTCAACTTCGCCACCGGCAGACAGGATCTATTCTACGAAGCCTTGCAGATCGGCGCCCGGGCAGACCGTTGGTGTCAGAAGATGTCCCCGGAACTTCTCCGGGCGATGAAGAACACCGTCAAGTCCCGTGGCAGCATGGAAGCTACTTGGTACAGCCGAGCCAATGACAATTACACTGGCGGCATCGACCACCAGCACTACAACGCCACCCGGTATCACGGCGTCAACCTCCACGCCTACTTCACCAAAGGCACAGTAGAGTTCCGGTTGTTCAACGGCACCACCCACGCCGGGAAGATCAAGGCTTATGTGCAGTTCTGCTTAGCCATGAGCGCATGGGCCATTGAGACCAACGCCGATCGGCTGTACTTCAAAGAGGTTTCCCACTACACCCAAGAGCAGAAAGCCGATCTGATGAACCGGGTACTAAAAAACAGACTTGGCCTTAAGGGATCCGAATTCAAGACCTGCCGGCAGCACTTGACCAGTGCATTCGCTCCTGCAGCTTAAACCAAACTTGCACGGATCTTACACGAAACTTACACCAGCTGTCCTATCGGCTCGACGGGGAGAAAGGATGAAAACATGGGCAATTACAGCGAATATATCGAAGGATTGAAAAGGGCATGGATTGGAAAGTCTGTTCTGTTTGAAAACGAAGAGTACATGGTGGTCGATGTCGATTATAACGGATCTCTGCTAATTGATAAGAAGGCACGATTTACAGATACAACAGCGGTAGGGATCGAGATGGTAACTGTGTTATAATCATCAACCAACCGAGCCGGGGCGGTTACTCCCCGGCAGAAAGGAATACGATATGAGCAGAAAATTCTATCTCGCATACGGCTCTAACCTGAATGTGGAGCAAATGAAATACCGGTGTCCCGGAGCCGTTATGATCGGCAAAACCTACCTCGAAGATTACCGGATTACATTCCGGGGCAATTCTCGCAGCGGTGTCGCCAACATTGAACCTCGCAAGGGCTCCCGTGTGCCGGTTGGTATATGGTCCATCACTCAGACCGACGAAAAGGCGCTGGACAGGTACGAGGGCTTCCCGTTCCTGTACCGCAAGCAGGAGTTCCGGGTGAAGCTGCCTGACCTCCGGACGGTAACCGCCATAGCCTATATTATGACGCCCGGCCGCACCTGGGCGCAGCCCTCCCCGTACTACCTGCATGTAATCAGACAAGGCTACGATGATTTCCGGTTCGATCACCGGAACCTGTTGTATGCCGCCAGGACACCGGTAAAGGGGGTGTCGGCATGAGTAGAGATTGGACGCCAGAGGAAATACAGCTTGCCAGCGAGGAAATGAAAGCTGCCGGGCACATGGGATACGAGGAATTTTGTGAAGAACTGGACGAACAGCAAGCAAAGGCCGCCCTCGAACGGTTTGCTAAGGTACAGACGCCAAGGATTACCTGCCCCCGTTGTGGGAAGCCGACAATCAAGGAACCTCTCCACACGAACGCACTCAGCCGGTTTGTTGATGTCTATGTGTGCGATATGTGCGGAATGGCCGAAGCGCTCATTGCACACGCAGGGCAACCACCCCGGCTGAGAAACTGGGCGATCATCGAAACAGTTAGAGAGCTGTTCGACGAATAAACCCCACTGCAAGCCCCTCAGCGCCGTTGCAACGACCCCGAGCCGAGTTAGACGAGTAAACACCTGTCCGCGGTGCAAAACGCCACCCAGCGCCCCACAGACGCAAAAAAGCCCCCACCGGATTTCGGTGGGGGCTTAATTCTGCATGGCGGCTCACAGCCGCCAATTTAGGTTTTCAATTCTTTGATTTTCTCCAGGGCTTCACGAAGTTTGTCAAATCCGAACATAGCTGCATACGCCACCATAAAGCCAACAACGATAGCGGCGGCAAGGTAGTACCACACAAACGGGATGCCGGCTATGGCGATAAAGGCGAAGAATGCCACCAGGGTCAGCACAAGTGCCACGATCACCGCAAGGAAGTTCGTGGGCATCTTATCCCAAATCAGCTTTTTCAGCACCTCAACAATGATGTTGGTCAGCACGACCAACACGCCTACGATCACCAGCAGCAGCGGGATCAATCCAACAATTTTATCCATGTGATTTCCTCCTAATCTTTAAGTACCACTTCCGCAATGCGGATAGCGGTTTCGATACCGTGTGTTTCTGCGATTTTGTCCACATATAATTGGGCGTACTTGTGGCGGTTTTCGTTCTTTGCCTTCCACAGATAAAGGGCGTTCACAGCTGCGACCTCTCCCCACACATAAG